TGGCTCGTTTAGGCATAGATATAAAAACTAAAGACTTATATGATACAATGATAGCTTGTTGGTTGTGTAATGAGAATATACCAAAGGGCTTGAAAGAAAACTCAATGTTGAAGTTGGGTATCAAGCAAGAACACTTTGCAGAAGTCATAAATAATGTGCCGAAAGAAGTTAAAAAGAGTTTTGGACTAAAGGCTTCACAAAAAGCAACCTTTAATATGGTACTTATTGATGAAGGTGCTCCATATGCTTTAGCGGACGCTTTTTACACTTGGTGCTTGTATTTAGGTACTATGGACGAAATGGCTAAGGAAGGTATGGATAAAATCTTTAATAAGACTTATAAGAGATTTTTGAGAACTTTGTTTGTAATGGAAGAACACGGTACACAAGTGGACACAGAGCGACTTGAGCAGATGAAAGTTGACGTTAAGGCAGATAAGGAGGATTTGCTTTATGATATTTATGAGCTTGCAGGTTGTGAGTTTAATGTCAACAGTAATGCTCAAATACAAGAGTTATTATTCGGTTATCAAAAACCTATAACACACCCTACGGAAACAAATGTGTGGAAGTCAAGTGATGACAAGAAACGTCAAAAGCTAATGCAGACTTATGATAAGGCAGTATCAGAACAGGAGCATAGCCGACTAAAGCACCTTAGCTTTAATTTCAAGATTATAAGTAAGACACCTTCAGGAGCACCACAAGCAAACACAGCAGTCCTGTTAAAACTCTGTAAGCAAACATTCAAGGTCAAGAGAAAGCAGGAGGGTGTGGAGCTATGTAGAAAACTTCTTGCATATAAGAAGTTGGAAAAGTTAAGCAGTGCTTTTATGGAAGGGTTGAGCGAACAGCTTTATAGTGACGGAAAGGCACACCCTTCATTTAACATACTTGGTACGGACAGCGGACGTATCTCGTGTATTGAAGAAAACACTTTAATTACTTGTGTAGGTGGTAGAAAACCTATAAAGGATATAGTTGCAGGTGATTTAGTATATTGCTATGATGATAATGGTAAAGTGCGAATATCAGAAGTAACTAATGTATATGATAACGGTTACAGAGAGTGTGTGGAAGCCACTTGGAAAAGTGACGGAACACATAACACAGGTAGCTTGATATGTACACCTGAGCATAAAATATTAACACATAATGGTTGGTGTAGTGCCATAGATTTACTTAAAGACACAGATAGCTGTAAAGTATTTCACCTAAGACGTTCTATTGTGGGTAGCAGACCTCGTATATATGGTGCAAATAAATATATGGAGCAAGAACAACTCATAATTAAAAGGGACTTCTTTAAATGTGATAATTCTGATATTCACATACACCATAAGAATGGCGATAAGCAAGATAACAGAATATCTAATCTAATGCTAATGACTAAAGCAGAACACGCAAGGTATCACGGAAAGAAATTAGCAGCAGAGGGTAAAGTTAAAACAGAGCAGTTAAGAGTACCACATAAGGTACTGTCAGAAGCAGAAAGTCCTAACTATAAAATCATAAAAATAGTGCCAGTTGGAGTTAAGCACGTTTATGACTTGGAAGTGAGGGACTACCATAATTTCATTGCTAATGAGATATGCGTTCATAATTGTTCTTCTCCAAACCTACAACAGCTACCTAAAGCGGAAGATGATGACAAGTATCAAATTCGTAGCTTGTTTATCGGCAGTGAATATGTTGCGGATAAAAATGGTGACTGGGTAAGAGATTATACAGGCGGTGCAGTTGAGAAAGGTTGTACAGTAAAGAGAAAGAAGATAATAGCAGGTGACTATAACAACCTTGAAATGCGAGTGCTAACACATTATTGTATTCAAAGAAATATGCCAATAGCTTTAGCTGACGGCGGTTCAACAGAAATAGGCACTTTAGTACAAAAGTGTGAGCCTGTATACGTTAAGTCGTATAATTTTGAAACAGGTAAGATACAAAATATGCCTGTTTCAGATTTTTGGAAAAATGGTAAATCAGCATTATATGATAAACCACAATACAGGGGAGAGTTTAAGGATTGGTTAAGGATAACAAATGACGGTGATGATAGCAGACTTATTGTAACCCATAATCATAGCATATTTACTACGGAAGGTAAAAAGTTAGCTCGTGATTTAAAAGTTGGTGATACCATTTACTTTAATGCACCTTGCATAGAAAATGACCTAAAAGACCTTGTAATAGGAATGTCTTTAGGTGATAGTAATTTTGTAAAAAGAAGTGATAACTTAACATTCTATCATTCTCAAAAACAATACGATTATTTGATGTGGAAGTATAGGTTATTAAAAGATTTTGTAACTGGGACTATACAAGAAGAAGGTAAAATGCACAAGGCAATTATAGGAGCAAACCCATTTATACGCAAGCTAAAGAGATACTTTACTAATTCGGACGGTAAAAAACATAAGCAGATAAATGCTGAATTACTTAGTAGTCTTAATTTAAAGTCCTTAGCTATATGGTATTTAGATGACGGTTGTTTAGGTCACGACAATAGATGTTCAGATACAAAAGGTTATTATGTAACCATAGCAAGAGAGAATTTATCTGATGAAGCCTTTAAAGTGCTAAGTGATAAATTTAATGAATACAACTTAAAATTCAATAGAATTAAGGGTGGCATATCTTGTAGTGGTGATAATGCTTTAAACTTTCTTAATGCAATAGCACCTTATACACCAAAGTGTATGGCTTACAAATTCCCAAAATTCTTGCAAAATAGTTTGGAAACATATCAGTGGAATGTCGAACATAAAGATGTAACAGAAGTAAAGATAATATCCATAGAGCAGGTTAAAGAAGGGGATAGACTATTCTCAAAATCTTTGACACAATCGGGATATGACTTAGAAGTACCTGTTAATCACAATTATTTTGCAAATAATATACTTGTATCAAATAGTAAAGACACAAACCTTATGAATATGTTTTTAAGCGGTTCTGATACTCACTCGTCAACGGCGGTCAATATGTTTGAGTTGGATTGTCCTATTGAAGATGTGAAGAAGAAGTACCCTCACCTAAGACAAGCGGCGAAAGTAATTAACTTCTTGTTGATGTACGGCGGTGGAGCATACACCCTATACAATAACTTGAAAGATGACCCATATAGCCCGATTGATTTAAGTGGTAAAGAGTACCTTGAAAAGTACCACGTTAAGACTGGTGAAGAAGTGGCACAGGCATACATTGACAAATACTTTGAAGCGTACAGCGGTATTACAACTTTTATGCAGAAACAGAAACGATTTGCACATAAGAATGGTTATGTACAAACATTGCTAAGAAGAAAACGTAGACTACCTGATATAAACAGTCACGATTTTAAGGCTAAAGCATATTGTGAAAGATTGTCGGTAAACAGTTGTATTCAAGGTAGTGCAGCGGATATTACAATGTCGGCACAAAATCGTATAAATGCTGACCCTTGGTTTAAGAGTGTCGGTGCAGATATGATTTTGCAAATTCACGACGAAGTTGTGTTTGAGTGCCCCGAAAAATATGTTGATGACTGTATAGCTAAAGCAAAGGCTTATATGGAACACCCATTCGGTGATAATGTAGAGTTAAACCTCCCTATGCTAACAGCGTGGGATAGCGGTGACAGTTATCAAGAAGCAAAGTAGTCCAAAAGGATATTCCTCACGAAACGAGGAATATCCTTTATTTGCACTATGTTTAAATATGATGTATAATATACCTAAATTAGCGGTAGAAAGGGATAGAAAGAAATGGACAAGATACTATGTAGTGTAGACTCATACGAGTTTATAGCTAATTGGCTATACAAAAACAATGTCAAAATAAATGAATTGCCAGTAGTATTAAGAGAGTTTACAATGGAATGTGAGTTTGCAGGGTTATATGGTAATAGCACTTGGGCGACTTTTGATATGAAATTCACAGATGACGGTGTGGTACATTTAAGTAATTTTAAATGCAAAGAGTCATCTACAAAGTTACCTGATTGTTCATTTCATAAGATAGACAGTATAACTGACAATGGAATGGTGAGTTTTTCTTGGGGCATATCGTGTGACCGTCCTTTAAGTGACATTGAAGAAAAGTTGGGTTTTTGTATGATTTACTATGTAACATATGTAACCTACTTTATGGCGAATTTTGAGCCCGAATTAGTAGAATATGTTGAAAAGGAAGTTAAGAAGAAAAAGAAGAAAGGCAAGTCTAAGTCCCAGTCTAAACTTATACAAACGCAGATAATAAGACTTAATAAATTCGTAAGTGACGTTAAGACAGGCAAAAAGCAGGTTAAAAGGCATTATAATAAGTGTACCTATTCATTTGGTGTTAAAGGTCATTATAGGACGTATAAGAGTGGTAAAAGGGTTTGGATAAAACCATTCCAAAAGAATACTCTTGAAAATCGGCTGAAACGCAGTAAAGAGTATACATTTAATCTAAAGAAAAAGTAATAATTTTTATTTGCAAATTTTGTGTATTTTAATGAAAATGTGCATATGCACAAATTTCTCTTGACACAAGGGAAAACATAGTGTAAAATAGTAATTACAAAGCAGAAGGAGTGAATATTGTGAAACTACACAGACTAAATTGTCAAATACCCGAAAGTATTTATAAGCGTGTTGGTAAGGTGGCAGTGGACGCAGATGTTTCTGTCACTGATTATATCATAACTGCTCTTATAAATCAGCTTGAAAGTGACGGCGATTATGAAATAAGAGATTTGTATGAAGGGGAGTGTTTGGAATAATGGCACTAAAGCAAAAGAAGGAAACACCAAAGAAAGAAACGTCAAAGAAGTCTAACAGTGCAGAAATGCAAAGACTGTTAGACAGTATTAATAAAAAGTTTGGTGACAATGCAGTCACTTTAGGTGTTCCGTCAGGTGATAATGAAGTAATAAAAAGAATACCCACAGGCAGTGTGGCTTTAGATGTAGCTTTAGGTGGCGGTATACCAGTCGGTAGATATACTGAAATTTCAGGTGGCTTATCTACTACTAAATCAACGCAATGTGCTCACATTGTAAGAAACGCTCAAAAAATGGGTTATAAGTGTGCATTTATTGATGTTGAAGCAACTACAACGGAAGAATATTTAAGAGCTTGTGGCGTGGATACGGACGAGCTTTTATATAGCCGTCCAGTTGGCTTAGAAGAAGCTACACAGATAGTAATAGATATGGAAAGTAGTGGTCTTGTACAATTAGCCGTTATTGACTCTATTGCTGCACTATCTCCGACAAAAGAGCAGGATAGTAAAATGGAGGAGTCAGTACAAATGGGCTTAGTACCTAAACTGCTTGGCGAATTTTTCCGTAAGTATCAGGCTTTTAATAACAAGTTAGTTAGAGAAGGTAATGAGCCTTTTACTCTTATATGTGTAAATCAGCTAAGAGAGAAAATAGGTAGCTATGGAAATCCTGAATACTGTTTACATTATGACACGAAAATACCTTTGGTTGACGGCAGATGTCTACCTATTGGTGAAATTGTGGAAAATAAAATACAAGGGCAAGTTTGGGCTTTGAATGAGAAAACAGGTGAATTTGAAGCCAAAGATATTGTTGACTGGCGTGACAATGGTGTGATAGATACAGATGATGAATATTATCACATTGAGTCAAAAGGTATCGGCAGTAGGAATGGCAGATTTGGTATAACAGTTACATACGACCATAAAGTTTTAACTGATACTGGTTGGAAACCAGCACAGGATATAACAATGGCAGATAAGTTGGTAACAAAATATCAAAATTACATAAACGGCACTTTAGGTGACTTTCTATATGGTACTTTGTCGGGTGATAGTACCTTATATAGTACACATAAAAACTCAAATACTGCATTATTGAGATTGCAAGATAGTGTAAACCCTGAATATGCTGAATGGAAAGTGAATAAGCTAAATGCTTTAATGCCTTTTAAAAAGACAGAAGGCAAAAGTATTTGGCACTCAAAACCGTCTGTTCAGTTAATGAAGATAAAGAAGTCACTACCACAACGTGACCCTTACTATTTTATATCAAGACACTTTAGCTATTTGGGAATGGCTGTATGGTATATGGACGACGGTTGTTTAGACACAGATAGCTCTGCAATGCTTATAAGTGTTAAGCGTTTTGCTAAGTACCCTGACAGATTGCAAAGAATATGTGACGCTTTGGGACAGTTAGGTATTGTTGCAAATTTTAGGAAAGACGGTTTGATACGCATAAACAGCTCGTCATCAGCGTTGATTTTTGAGCAGATAAAGACTTATATACCTGAATGTATGCAGTACAAGCTACCTGATAAGTACAAAGGCTATTATATAGATTTTGAATTACATAATAACCCACAGTGGCAGAAGGAATATTCACGAGTTATAAGTGTTAGACTTGCTTCAAAGAAACAGTTAAAGAAAAGACATAGATATGATATAAAGGTTGACGGTTATCATAATTTCCTTGCAGGTGGTACTATAAATGGTGTTGTTGTACATAATACCCCCGGAGGAAGGGCTAACGGCTTTGTTCAGTCAGTGGCTATAAGATTTAGACGTGGTGACTGGATTGTGCAGGGTACAGGCACAAACAAAGAGATTATCGGACAAGTTGTTAAATTCAAAATAGAAAAGAACAAGACTTACCGCCGTAATCAAGAAGGTAGTTTTGACTTCTACTATTCAGAGAATGAAGCAGGAGTTACACCTAACTACAATGACAATAATAAGTCAATCATTATGCTCGGTGTTGAGTGGGGTATAATTGAGAGAAAAGGTGCTTGGTTCTATTATGCGGATAATAAGTATCAAGGTATTCCAGCACTTGTAAAGGCTCTATCAGAAGATGAAAACCTCTTTGAGAAGTTAAAGACAGAAGTAATGGAAAGAGTGATTAGCAGATGAAGATAACAGGGCGTGGTTTTAAGGATTTTAAGAATAAAGCCAAAGGCAACAGTTATGTTATGTCTTGCTTAAATTGTGAACACTTTTATCAGGCGGTGGGTGATGAAGAAGAACTTTGTCAAAACCCAAATGTGCTTGAATATGATATGATACACACTGATACCACTTCCTAT